ATAAAATTATATTATATGTTAGATTCGTATAATATAATTTTAGTAGTAGCGAGAATATATCCATTAATAGTTCAAATAATATCATTTTTGATGTATTTTATTAATTTCGATAAAGATTTTTTAATATTAGGCATAACAATGATATTAAGTGAAATAATTAATGGAGGATTAAAGAATTTAATATGTAAACCTTTAATGGGAAATAAAAGGTATCCTATTTTAGGTTTAGGAAGAAGACCACATGGAGCAAATAATTGTGGATTATACTATGTTGGTAAAGATAATATATCAACATCTTATGGAATGCCATCGGGACATTCTCAAAATTCAGCTGTATTTTCAACATTTATGTTAATGAAAATATTAGATAGTGATTTATCAGATACATATAAAACATTATCTATAATAGGATTTCCTTTACTATTAATATACATTATGTGGTCTCGAGTATATTTAGGATGTCATACAATTCAACAAACAATAATAGGTTCAAGTATAGGAATAGGTATAGGATATTATGTTTATAACTATTTTAAAGATGAAAAAAATGAATAATTCATTTTCTGCGCTTTTTAGTTTTTCTACGCTTTTTAGTTTTTCTACGCTTTTTAGTTTTTCTACGTTTTTTAGTTTTTCTACTCTTTTTAGATTTTCTACGCTTTCTTCTTTTTTTTCCACCGTTAGGATTTTTGGTTTCACCTTCTTGAATATTTCTTAATTCTTGTATTTCATTATCAGTAATATTATCTCCTCTATTTGTTAAAATTTCAAGTCTAGTAGGAGTACGTGGTTGTTGATTAATTAATAATTCACCTACTTGTCTATTTAAATCATTTTGATTTTCTATCACTGAATCAAATACATTTATAGCTGAATATGTATCATATGACGGTTGGAGTGAGGCAGGTAATAATTCGCGTTCAGATTGTATTCTAGATATTGGAGATAAAGGAGATATGAATGGTTCAGATGGATATGTATTACTCATTTATATAATACTAAAATATTTTTATTAATCTCTAGGATTTTCTTTATTAACATATCTTTGAATTGTATAATATTCTCTTTTACATTTATTAGCATTTTTTATTAAATTGGGCGTTATGATTGTATGTTCTGGATAATTAACAACAATTTCACAATAACAAGGTATTCTAGGACAAGGAAAGAATTTTCTATCTTGTTTTCTAATTTGAGATCTAGCAATATTTAAGGATTTTTTAATAAAATTATTCATGGTTTTATTTTATTAAATGAAAAATTTTTATTTCAATTTATTTTCTTTTATGTTTTTTTGTTTTTCTTTTATGTTTTTTATGTTTTTTTGTTTTTCTTTTATGTTTTTTTGTTTTTCTTCCTCCTTTCTTTTTTAGTTTTTCACGTAATTTTTTGAAATAATCCGCTGGTCTTATTTTTTTATCTCCGGCACATTTCTTGACAAATCCCTTTCTTAAATAAGAAACCAAAGATAATCGTTGATGACTACCGTCTCCTATTATAGGTGTATTAGCATGAATTTGATGAACATCCATTGCTAAAAAATCACCAGTTCTAACATCAGCAGCAATACCATATTGTGGAAATCCAGTATAACCTCCTTTGTAATTTCCTTTTTCAATAACTACTAAATTTCCGAATCCATCTGGAAAATCTCCAGAATCGGTATGAGGTAAAGCTTGAACATTTAGATTAAGTGTTAATGTAGAGAATGCAGTTTTAGGTATAAAATATGGAGTTTTTCTAGCTTCTTTCCATTGTTTCTTATGATAAGAAGGACATAATTTTTTGTATTGTTTATCAATATCTTGCATCAATGGAACAATTTTAGCCCATTTTTCAGGATTATCTGCAGTAAATCCAGTTTGTCTGCAAGTGCTAGTTTTTTTCACACCAGCATCTCTAATTAATGCATTTAAGTTGAGACTTAATGTATCATAATATCCCATTATATTAGAACGAACAGGTTCATTAGTTTTCCAATGTGCTTTTTGTCCATCTTTATTAGCGTAAGTTCCTCTTTGTGAGCTAACTTTTTTAGCGTGATCTATCATATTTTCATATGCAGTTTCTATTAATTTTTTATTTAAAACATTTTTTCTAAATCTAAGCAATAAATTGCCGTCGTCAGAATATACGTCAGCATCTTCTTTTAATATAATTTTAAAGTAATTAGATGGTAATTTATGTCCTTTCAAAGCGGATAATTCTTCATCTGTTAATATTTTTTTTGCGGTAATTTTCTTTACCATATAATATATATTTAGATTAAGTTTTCTAGAACTATATATATGATAGAATTGCCTGAGGTAGTTATATATAAAATATATGTGTATGGAGGAGCAAATATTTTTTATTTAAATAAAAATGCATTAAAATATATACAAAAATTAAGATTAGAATTTATAAAAAAGCCTATTAAAATGTATTATACTATATCTGAATATGAAAAACGATTAACATTTTCAAATTATTTTTTGAATGTTCATAATTGGAGAGTAAATATAATAAAAAGAAAAAGAAATAATGTAAAAGTTTTTAAATTATGGAGAGGAAGAATAGGAAAATATGTTTTAAAAAATAAAAATACTGAATTTATTTTGTATGAATCTTTCAAAAAAAAAATAATTGATGAGCGTATTCTAGTAAATAAAGACTATTTTAAAGATAAATCGGGATCAGTAGATACAAATATAATTCTAGGAAAACGATATGATATAGAAGATATATGGTGTTATGATAATAGATTATTTAAATACATAGAATTATGGGGTTAATAATTATAATATAAATAATATATATTATGATTAATATAAATGATATTCATTGGTCTATAATTCATATTATTTATCAATACGGAGGAGCAAATGTATTTTACTTAAATAAAGAATTGTTATTAAAAATAAATGAATTGCGTGAAGAATTTAATAAATTTCCTATAAAATTACAGTATAAGACAATTCAATGGAAACATCGTTCAGTAATATCTCATTATATCATTAATACAAAAACAAATAGCTATCGTAGAAGTATTAAAGTAAATAATGAAGTTGAAACAATAGATATATCTGGAGGTATAATAGGATATATGAGAAATGATTATATAATTCCATACTCAAATTTTAAAAAAAAATTAATACCCAAAGAGTTTCTAGAAGATAAAAATAATTTTTATAGATTAAATCAAGGTATTACATATGATATATATAAATTATGGTGTCAAGATAATAGAATAAATAAATATCTTGAATTATGGGTATAATAAAGATTGAAAGTACTGAGAATTATATGATTGTTCATTAAATTCACATTTTATTCTAAAATTATATACATAATCATAGTTAATATTAGTAATATATGATTTATAATTGTAAATCTTATTTTTATAAAAATTAGTAGAATTATTAATAAAAGAATATGCATTGTAACTATAATGTAAATTACAATTAGCTAATCTGTTAGTATTCCAAGTTAAATGATATGGATTTCTGTTATATATTTTAATATTATAAGGTTGATAGTAATCTAACTGAAAATAGTAATAAATAGATATTATGATAAAATACATTACTAATGACATGCTTAGTAAAACAATTAAACAATTACAATAATTACTAGTATAAATACCCCTATTGTCATATTCTTCATCTGAATCATTTTCTAATTCATCGTATAATTTTATTTTTTCCATACTAATAAAATTATATTACACCTATTTAAGTCATATTATTAAATATTTTTTTTGTAAAAAATTAAATCTTTAGTATATTTATAAGAATGACATGTTTCTGGGATGGTATATTAAACGGGTTACAAAAAGAAGATTTAAATTTGTATGATATTTTAAACAAAAATAAAGAAGCATTCATTACATTTTTAAAAACAAAAAATGAATTTGATATATTTAAAAATGTTAGATGGAATGGATTTTTACTAAAAAAACAAGAAATAAAAGAACATATGGAAATGATAAAAAACTATGATATTAGAGGTATTTATAATGGACATCTTACTTCAACTTGTGATGGATTTTTATTATTAGTATGTTCTTTATTTAAGTTAAACATTAATCATAGATATTTATCTTGTAATATAAGATATAAATATGATGGTAATATTAGAGGAACATTAAATGTTCGTTCAAATAGAGGTCATTTTGAATTTATATCTAGATCTTAGATTTTAATGTATTTTTGATAATATTTTTATATAATTTTTTATTATAAAAATTTTGTTTGTAATTGAGTGTATTATCTAAATAATTATTAATTTTATCATCATTACTTAAATTAGCACATTCTAATTTTAATTGTTTAAATATTTTTGTCATAACTAAAGCCTCATCTTTATTTAATCCTATATCTAAATAATAATTTGTTATATTATCAATAGGAACCTTATTGTTTTTTCTGAAATTATCGTTGTAATCAATATATTTAATTTGCATCATAACTAATACAACAATAAATAGAAGCACTCCATAAAATGTAGTTATAAACCATAAAGAACTATCAGTATTATATTCAGTCATAAATAAATTTAGTGTATGTTGATAATATAAGTTTAAATCAATTTAATAATATTATTATATATAATGTTTTTTATAAATGAAATCTGGATGAAAATAAAAGAATATATGTTTCATGATATAAAAAAACAAGGCAAACATTTAAAAAATGATAAAAATATTATTAAATATAATTCAGTTATGTATTCAATACCTAAACCAGTTGTATCTATGACAGGTCCTCGTATTATATATACAAGTTCTAGGAAAAAAACTAGATTTATTAAAATGATATATCATATCAGGTATAATAAAATAAATAAAACAATAATTGAATATATGGTTTTACCGGATAATTATGTTAAATATAATGCAATATATGATGTAGGTTTTAGAAATTACTATTATTATCAATACAAATATAACTAATGAGATGGTAATGGTGCTAAACATAATTTTATTTCACCTAAACTAGCTACCGAATATTTTACAATAAGAGGTAGATTGTTTTCTAGATAAATTTCAATATTATTACATAAATTAGTGCATTTTATAAAATATCCAAGATTTTTCAATGAAAATTCACCTTGAATTACGTCAGTAGCATCTTGTTTCTGAATAAATTCCATATTTCCATCACATTCGGATCTTCTTAAAGTGCAACAAGCAAATGGACCTTTGCAACTAAAGATTAATTCATTTCCAGCAGATTTAATTTCTAGTCTATCAGATAAATTACCCAAATCTCTAATAATTTTTTGAAAATCAGAAGATGGAAGGTTTAATATTGAAGAATATTTTATTTGTGGTAATTCTAGATCATCTTCATCGGGTTCTATTAATTTTAATTTTTGATCTTTGCATTGTTTTATATCACCATTTTCAAATTTTAAACCTAAGTTATCTACAACACCATCATTATAATCATTTTCTTCTATATATATAGTTAATGTATCATCGTTATCTATTGAATTTATCAACTTAAATAAATGAAACATATTAACACCAATAACTATTTTTGGGTAAGAACAATTATATACTTCAAATTTGGTTGAGTCTAAAAATAAATGCGCTAAAATAGTATGTGATTTGTCCATATTAACAATTCTTATTCCATCTTGCTGAAAAATAATGTTTGTCTCTAGTAAAATATCTTTTAATGCTGTCATTAATGTTCTAAATGGAGGAATTTGTATAGTTTTAATTTCTAAAACATATTTATTTGACATATATAAGTAATAACATTTCTTCTTTTTAAATAGTTAAATAAACATTTTATTAATTTCAAATAAAATATTTTATTATATTAATGAATAAATGTTTATGCTGTTTAAAAAAATCAAAAAAAATAATTCCTGAAAATGAAGTTGAAAATCATATAAAAGTAAAAATAATAACTCCTAAAATAAATCAATCAGTATTAAATCAATTTAGAACATTCAATTTAATCGGAGACGGATATTCCTGTGAAGTATATAGATGTATAATAAAAAAACAAAAATATGCTTGTAAATCTATTTATAAGAAAAAATATACTAGAGAAGCGTTAAATGAAATAAACATTATGAATTCATTTAAAACTTATAATTACTTACCAAAAATATATGATTATAATGAATCACTAGATAAATATTTTATTTTGATGGAATATGTAAGTGGTAGAGAACTATTTTATTTATTAGATGACGCGTTAAAATTATCACAAATATTAGATATAACTTATCAAATATTATTAGGAATAATAGAATTACAAGAACATAATATTTTTCATTTAGATCTTAAATTAGAAAATATTATAATTTCAGGAAATAATAAAATAAAGATAATAGATTTTGGATTATCTGAAATATCTGAACGATCTAATAAAGGAGGTAAATATGTTACACTAGAAGCATTATGTGGAACATTAGGATATTTTTCCCCTGAAATGTTATTATCCTTATCAGCTACAGATAAAACAGATTTATGGAATTTAGGAATAATATTTTGGATGTTACTAACAACTTTCCCTCCTTTCACTGTAGTTCCACAAGAATCATATAGTTTCGAAATAAAAAATCTAAATATTTTTAATCCAATACAAAGATATAATTTAGAAGAAATTAATAAAGAATTTAAAGATTTAGATTCTAATGATAAATTATTATACATAGATTTTATAAATAAGACAATTACTACATTAAAATATAGATATAATATTTATCAATTATTAAATCATTCTATATTTGATAATATAAAAAATAATTATTAATATAATTTAAATATTATTTTTGATAATATTTAAATGAATAATGATAATGTATCTAAATCTATATCAACGATATTAGATCTTTATAATAAATATAAAGACAATCAGAATCTTTTAAATAGTTTAAATAGTCATATTCAAAATTTAAACACAATAATGGAGAAAGAATATAATACCAATACAAATAATTATCAAAAAGAGAAAGAATATTTTATTGAAGAATTTTTAAACGATAATTTGAACGTGTATTATTATATTAAGAATAATGATTTATTTATAGAATATGATGGTAAAGATTATAAAATAATAAAAGAAGATGATATTTGGCATAAAATATTAATTAATATAAATTCTAATTTATCATCATTTAAAGTAGAAATAAAAGATGAAATAATTAAACAATTAAAAGATAATTCAATATCAAATAGTTTACCAGAATCAAATACTATACAAAAAATAATAAATTATTTCACATCAATGATGTTTGAAAGTAAAGAAGAATCTAAATATTTTCTATGTCTTTTAGGAGATTCCTTTTTAAATAAAAATGATAATTCAATCAATATATATACTCATAAAGATTCTTTCATATTTTTGAATTATATATTATCTCAACACAGAGATTATTTTAATTTAGAAGATAGTAATATTATAAATAAATTTTCTAGTAAAATTATCAATCCTCTAGACGATAATAGAATATTAAAATTTAAAGATTTAATGTTACATAATAATCAAGAATTATGGATGGATTTTATCCATTTTAATTTTTTAAATATTTTAGCGGTTAGTGTTCATTATTCAAATAGATATGAAAGTTCTGAAAAATATATTATTCAAAGATCTAATAAAAAATTAAGATTTAAAATTTTATACTTAAAAAGTAAGAATTACTTGAATATTATAGATGATTTTAAATTAAGTATGGAAAAGAAGGAAGGATATAAAATTTTAAAGAAAGATATGTTTTATTTATGGAAGAAATTTCTGGAGACTAAAAATATATTTGATGATATAACTAATAGGGTTGACTTAGATATTTTATTTGATGAACATTTTAAAAAAAATGATACCAATGAATATTTTATGGATTTTTATGATTCAAACATTGAAATAATAACTTCCTTTAAAAAATATATAAATTCAGATATAGTATCATCATCAGACGATGAATTAGAAGTAAGTGAATTAACGATGTTATACAATGAATATTATAATAGAGAAATATATTTAGGAGAATCAGATATTTTAAGTTTATTAAATTATTATTATAGCGATTTAACATTTTTGATAGATAATAAGATTCTACTAAACATACGTAGTATAAATTGGAATAAAAAAGAAGATTTAAATAAATGCATATTAAGTAAATTTGGTAAAACAGTAAATAATGATATTACTTTTACAAAAGCCTATAAATATTATTGTAGTTTTTTAAAGAATATTAAAATTTTTAATATAGCTAGTAAGAAATATTTTGAAAAGCATATTGTAAAAATGATAGATTTACAATATATTTCTAATAATAAGATTTTAAAAGACTTTTGGTCCAATTAACGACGCTTGCGTCTAGCTTTGCGAGTTTTTTTGGCACTTTTTTTAACGGCGCCAAATTTACCCTTGCGAGTGAAATAACCAGCCTTTTCAAGACGTTTTTCTTTTTTAGCAGTAGTGCTCTTCTTTTTAGAAACGACACGTCCGTGTTTATTCATTTTAAGATTAGATTTAGTGAGTCCTCCACTAGTTTTATAGGCAGTTCCGTGCATAACCTGGGCTCTACTTCCAACAAGAACCGAATATTTTTTACCTTTAACGTGGTATTTACCATCAGCTTTTTTTTGATGTCTTTTAACCATTATAATATTTGTTTAGAAAAAAATATAATTTTAATTTATTATGATTAAAAATTACCAACATCCTTTAAATTGTGCTAAAGAAGAAATTAGAGAATTAAAAAGATTGTTGAAAGAAGCAGAACTGAGATTGGAAAAAGAATATGAAAGAGTTGGAGGAAGAACTTGGAATGAAGTTTGGAAAGAATGGGTAGATTGGTTTTTTTATTAATGTAAATATATAAATTGAAAAGATTTAAATAGAAATTTATATATTTAAGAATCAAAATGTCTAGTAAAGATTTGTCTAAAACTTATCAGAAAAAAACTGATATTCAGCATATTTTAGATGCTCCAGATACATATATCGGCCAGATTGATGAAGATGAACAAAAGAATTGGATATTAAAAGACAATAAATTTGTTTATACTAATTATACTTGGATTCCTGGTGCATATAAGTTATTTGATGAAGGTATTGTTAATTGTAGGGATCATTATATTAGGATGAAGGGAAAAAAAGGAAAAAACAATATATCAGTAAAAAATATTGAAATTACAGTTGATAAAGAAACTGGTATTATAACTCTTTACAATGACGGTAATGGGATTGATGTTGAAAAACATCCAGAATATAATATTTGGATTCCTGAAATGATATTTGGTCATCTCAGAACATCTACTAATTATGATAAAAATGAAAAAAAAATAGTTGGTGGTAAAAATGGATTTGGATTTAAGTTGGTTTTAATTTATTCTTTATGGGGTGAAATTGAAACAGTAGATCATATCCGAAAGAAGAAATATAAACAACGATTCGAAAATAATTTATCTAAAATTAAGAAACCCACTATTAGAACATCAACTTCTAAGCCTTATACTAAAGTTTCTTGGTTGCCGGATTATAAAAGATTTGGAATTACTAAGATATCAGATACTATGTTTAGTCTATTTAAGAAAAGAACATATGATATTGCAGCAGTTACTGATAAGTCAGTTGCTGTTAAATTTAATAGTGAATTAGTTCCAGTGAGAAGTTTTGATCAATATGTTAATCTATATATAGGAGATAAGACAGAAACTAAAAGAATATATGAAAAATCAAATGAAAGATGGGAATATATAGTTTGTTTGAGTCCAGTTGATGAGTTCACACATATTTCATTTGTTAACGGTATTAGCACTCTTAGAGGAGGGAAACATGTTGATTATATTCTAAAACAAATTACAAAAAAAATGCAAACTTATATTGAAAAGAAAAAGAAAATTAAAGTTAAAGAAACAACCATTAAGGAACAATTAATGTTATTTCTAAATTGCGTAGTTGAGAATCCGTCGTTTGATAGTCAATCTAAAGAATGTATGAACACTCCTATTAAGAAATTTGGTTCTAAATGTGAAGTAAGTGATAAATTCATAGATAAACTAGCTAAAATGGGAGTTATGGAAGCAGCAATAAGTTTAAACGAAGTTAAGGAAAATAAACTTTCAAAGAAAAGTGATGGTAAGAAACTAAAATCGCTAAGAGGAATACCGAAATTAGTAGATGCTAATTGGGCGGGAACTAGTAAATCTGATAAATGTATTCTAATTCTGTGTGAGGGAGATTCAGCTAAATCTGGAATTATGTCTGGATTATCAAAAGAAGATAGAGATACGATAGGTGTTTTCCCTCTTAAGGGTAAACTAATGAATGTTAAAGATATGACAATTAAAAAGATAAATGATAATGCAGAAATAGCAAATATTAAGAAAATTATTGGACTACAATCTAATAAAACATATACTAAAACCGAAGTTAAAAAGTCATTGAGATATGGACAGATTGTATTTATGACAGATCAAGATTTAGATGGTAGCCATATCAAAGGATTATGTATTAATTTATTTCATTCTCAATGGAATGATTTATTTAAAATAGATAATTTTATTGGTTATATTAACACTCCTATTCTTAAGGCAACTAAAGGAAAAAGAATATTATCATTCTATAATGAATCGTCATATACAAAATGGAAAACACAAAATAATGATGGTAAAGGATGGAGAATTAAATATTATAAAGGTCTTGGCACTAGCACTGGAAAAGAATTTAAAGAATATTTCAAACATAAAAAAATCATTTCATTTAATTATACAGGAGATGATTCAGATAATGCTATAGATAAAGTATTTAATAAACATAGAGCAGATGATAGAAAAGATTGGTTAGGTAATTATGATAAAGATAATGTTATTGATGTATTGAAATCTAAAGTAAATTATGAAGAATTTGTAGATAAAGAAATGATCCATTTTTCGAAATATGATTGTGAAAGAAGTATACCAAATGCTATTGATGGACTTAAAACTAGTCTTAGAAAGATTTTGTTTTCAGCTCTAAAAAGAAACTTAGTTAATGAAATAAAGGTAGCTCAATTTTCTGGATATGTTTCAGAACATTCTGGATATCATCATGGTGAAATGAGTCTTAATAAAGCGATTGTTGGAATGGCTCAATGGTTTACAGGTTCAAATAATATTAATTTGTTAATGCCGAATGGTCAGTTTGGAACGAGGCTGATGGGAGGAAAAGATCATGCTAGTGAAAGATATATATTTACAATGTTAAATCCAATAGTAAAATATTTGTATCCTAGTGAAGATCTACCTCTATTAAATTATTTGGATGATGATGGCGATTCAATCGAACCAGATTATTATGTTCCGATTATTCCGATGATATTGGTAAATGGTGGAAAAGGTATTGGAACTGGATATAGTTATGAAGGCTTGTGTTATAATCCAGAGAAGATAATTAAATATTTGATTAATAAAATTAATAAAGTAGAAACTAATATTGATATCGAACCATATTATGAAAATTTTAAAGGAGATATAATAAAAATAGATAAAACTAGATATCTAATAAAAGGAAAATATGAAGTAATTAGTTCTGATTCAATTAGAGTAACTGAACTACCTATCGGTAAATGGACAACTCAATTTATTGAAGAACTAGAAGTATTAATGGATGATAAAAGTAAGAAGAATAAAAAAGCAATAATCAAAAATATTAAAGATATGAGCACTGATGCAATAATAGATATTACTATTAAGTTTCATCCTAATGTTCTAGGAAAACTTATATCTAAGATGGTTGATAAATATTGTAATAATTTAGAGAAAACACTAAAATTATATTGTTATAAAAATACTACAAATATGAATCTATTTAATTCGAAACAGCAACTTAGAAAATATAATGATGTTTAT